TTTCTGTGTAACTGTAAGATTCCATCTACCTTTTGAAACTTTGTACTTTTTTAGTTTCCTAGTTATTGTAGCATAACTAATATCGTTCTGAGCACAAAATCCACGAATGTCAGCAGATGTAAACTCATTACCATATTGACTTTGAAAAGCATCAACTACTTGATCTTCTGTCATCTTGGTTTCAAAAAGATTGTAAGGCATTGTCTGTATGTATTTAACTATTATAATAATACACAAAAAAACACCCCCTGTGTAGGGGGTGTGTGACACTTTTTTAACTGGTTTTTATATTTCTGCTAACTTTTCATACAACTGTTCGATTAATTTATCTTTAGTGTATCTTCTGTCTAGTTCAATACCTATTGTACGACCATACTCCTCTAATTCTATCTTAGTCATAGTATTAAAATTTACTTCTTCATCTGGTTCTACAGATGCAGGAGTTGTATCAACAGGTGCAGGAGGTGCCACCTCTGGAGTTTGCTTACCTCCTCTTATTAAATCTCCAAAATGACTCATGGTTCTAACGTAATATTTCAAGAATATTTATTCAAGCAACAAGTTCTATAAACTCTCCTAATATTCTTTTGTTCATCTTTTTACCTTTAAGAGTCTTGGCAAATGCTCTCTTAATATCTGCCTTTGTTGCATCTTCCTTAACTTCAAACTCAGTTTCATTACCAATTGAAGATGAAGCAATCGCAAAATACTTGTGATAACCTACTTCTGAGAGACTACAACTCTTAGACTTCTTCCATTCCTTCATTGCTTTATCATAAGCATCGCCATAAGCACCTGCATAGCGACGAATGAAGTAACCAGACTCTCTACTTTCAAGAAGACGTATTCCTATAAAGTTAGTGTTAGGAAATCTATGTCTCAAATGCTTTAGTAAAACTTCAGTAAATGATCTATAGTCTGAATCTACTGGATATGTGTGTCCTGTTTTACGATCTCTTACAAAACAATTATCATGTACACTTCTTGTTCCTAGATATGGTTCAGCTTCCCAATCTCTATTTACTTCTTTATGGTAACAAAGTGGATGTGCTTCTCCGTCAGTAAGAACAACAACCTGAGTCTTCTCTACACCAGTTTTTTTAACAAACTCAGGAATGATAGAATTGAAAGCAAGTAATGATTCGTTTAAAGGTGTTCCTGATAAACCATAAGAATATGGAGTATTAAGTGGAGACCAATTTGATTCTCCTCTATATCTGTAAGCAAATGTAGAAGCAATACGATATACATTTTGTACTTGCTATCTAACTCTTTTCCTTTTACTTTACTTGTAAGTAAATTTAATAAAGAGAAACTTTCGTCTATTTGAAATACTCCATCTTTCTTATCATATATTTTTAATACATTCTCGCGATCTCTGTAACCTGGTCTTTCAAGACCTAATACCTGCTCTCTGTAATTATGGATAGGATATGAATTAGAAAATGCATAGACATCGAAAGGAATGTTTACTTTCTTACAGAACCATACTAAGTTGATTAACTGCTTAACAGTATCCATCATTATATGAGACATTGAACCAGACCAATCTAAAAGGAAAATCAAACCGTGGTTCTTACCTTCTGGAAGATTTGTAACTTTCTTAAATAGATCTTCATTGTATTTGTAAGTATGTAACTTAGATGTATTAAGAACACCAGTACGACTTGTGGTAGCACGAGCATATGCAGATGCAGACTTCTTCATCTCAAACTCTTTTACAAGATAGTTAACTTCCTTTTGAGCACTTCTCTTGAACTCAGAGTATGATTTGTTTACACAATCAAATAAAGGTGGTTGAGTGTAAAGAACATTTGGTTTTGAGTGTCTTTCATCCCATTCTGCTTGCTGTCTTAACCAATCTAATTCTATTTCATTATGAATATAATCATTTGGTACAACAAGTTTAGTATGATCTACATCTGTAATCTCAATATAAGTGCTTTCTCTACCAGATGCTAAGTTTGACAACTTCTGCATTGCTCTTTCAAATGATTCAACAGTATCCAACTCTAATTCAGATTTAGAACCCTCCATACCTGCAATGGCATCATCCATTTCCTGTTGATCCCAAGGTTGATTTGGATCTATGATGTGTTGATCTGGATCTGCATCTACTTCTTTATTCTCCTTATCTCCTTCTCCTGATCCTCCTTTTCCTTCTGATAGATCTTCTCCTTCTGGAAAATCTGGTAATTCGTCTTCTGATGAAGAACTACCACCACTAGACTTACCATCAAACCCTAAATCATTAGCGTTTATTTTTAGTTCTAATTCTTCTTTATCTTTTGCATCTTGAAGTTCTTGGCAGTATTCATATAATACGTGTGCTGCTTCTAATACATCATCAAAGGACTCTGCAGCATTTATTACAGAAACGATCTCGCGTTCTCTATCGCATAGGAAAGGGACATTAACAAAATTACCAATCTTGAAATGTAAGTTGATTCTATCAGCAAAACCCATTTCCTCAAGATTGTCTGGATCAATACTAAAGAAATTATCATCATTCAACTCTTGATATCCATAGTAAAAACACTTAGAAAGACCTGCATATCTACGCTTCATTAACTTCTCAATACGAACATCTTCAATGATGTTAACGAAACTTGGGGGAACTTCATACTTCTTCCACCACTCATCATCAGGTGTGTATAGAGCGTGTCCAACTTCGTGTCCAACAAGCATATCATATACCATACTACTTGCTTTATCCCATAGAGGAAGTGTTAGAACACGAGTTGCAACATTGAAGTATGCTGTCTCTACTTTCTTGTGCTCTACAATAAGGTCTTCTGTAGCAAGTAACTTTGCTAGTTGAGATTTGATTTCGTGTTGAACTGTCATTTGTGTTTTTATCTGATATATCAATTATAGACAGTAAAACCATCCTTTGGGACGGTTGATGTGACACTTTTTTAATTGTCTTAAGATATTTTACGAGAGAATCCCTTTACTTTATCAAATTTTATAACACTTTCAAATTTATCTAACAAGTCTGTCTTGTGAGATATAACAAAGATGTTAGCATCTTTAATTATATAACGAATAATTTTGAGAAATTCTTCTGTACCAAAACCATCTAATGAACTATCAAATACTTCATCCATAATCAATAGATTAGTATTTACAGAGTTCTTAACTCTAGCAACTTCTCTCCAAGTAAAAAGTAATGCTAGATCGATTCTCATCTTCTCTCCTTCAGAGAAAGAAGCATAAGAAAAATCTTCATGAATAGGAGATTGCACAGTTTCCTTAAACTCCTCATCAAGTGTAAAGTTGATATAGAAGTCCATCATCTGTAGATAACGATTTATCTGTTGGTTAATAAAGGGAAGATACTTTTTAATAATCTTCGTCTTTACACCATCATCCCTCAGTAAGGAATACGCAAAATCGTAATAGTTTATTTCTGTTTTTTTATCTGCTAAGTTCTCGAAAGTCTTTTGAAGATTCTCTCTAAACTCATTTAACTTCTCATGTTCAGTATTTCTGTTTTTAGATTGTTCGGTAATTCTTTGAATTTCAGATTCCAGATCTCGGATTTGTCGTTGGTATCCAGATATCCTAGTATTGTTTTGAGAAATGCCATTATTGAGTTTAGTAATCTCCTTTGCTAGTTTGGTGAAGAGACGTTCTCTTTCTCGTTCTGATTCTATCGTCTCCTCCAGTTCTTTCAAACCTTTGTTGAGATCCTTTGCTTTAGATTGAACGTCGTCAATTCTATTTAAACGAAACGATTCTTCTATTGTCTGTGTACATGTAGGGCATGTTACATTATCGCTAAAAAACTTATGTTCCTTGGTTATTGTCGATACTTTTTGAGTAATTTTACCCTTTAGATTGTTAAGTTTCAGTAACTTTTGACTAGACCCAGATACTTTTTCTTGTTGTTTTGTTAGTTCCGAAGCATTAATTTCTAATTTTTTATTATCATTAGAACAATTATCCGCATCATTTAGTAAGGTAGTAATTTTATCCTGATTTGCTTTTACACTAGTCTTTCCTTGCTCTTCCAACTCCTTCAAGAAGTTTTCCTGCATAAGTATCTTATCTTTGATATTATCTTTTTTTAGATCCAAAGATTTGATTTGTTCTTTCTCTATCCTAACTTTATCTTTGAGGAAGTTATTCATAGATGAAAAGATTCTAATATCAAGAAGATCTTCAATAACTTCTCTACGATTAGGTGCGGTCAATTGCATAAAAGGTACAAATGCACTACTACCTAAGATAACAATCTGTGTAAAAGACTTATAATTAACTTTTAATATATTCTCTTCTAATATCTTTTGATTAGTTCTATCGTCTGCCTCTCTATGTAATAACTCTCCATTTACTTGAATATCAAAGACATTTGGTTTTATTCCTCTACGAACAACATATTCTCTATTATTAACTTCAAAATCAACCTCAACAAGAGTTTCTTTCTCATTGGTGGTATTTACTAATTGAGACTTATTAATCTTACGAAAAGGTTTATTGAACAATGCAAAAGTAAGAGCATCTAGTATTGTAGACTTTCCTGCTCCGTTTGTTCCAACAATTAAATTAGTCTGATACTCTAAAAAATCAACTTGTGTAAATTGATTTCCAGTGCTCAAGAAATTTTTCCAACGTATTTTTTTAAAGATAATCATAGTATAGGGAGAACAAAATCATTAATGGTTACAATTGAATACTTGTAATTGTTCATTTTGCATGTTTTCACAGCAAGTTCATCATCAACTTCGACAACAACCATTTCATTATCATATTTTTCATCATTCATCATGTACGAAGCATATCTTTCAGCATCATCACTTTCTTCAAACATAAGAAGTATTTTCTGACCGTTCTTATCGCTGACAGCATATGCACCATCTGTAGTACGATCTTTAAGAGTAAGCATGTACATTATTCTGCTACCTCGCGAGCTAGTTTATAGATATCTTGAAGGATACCTTTAATTTTAGACTTATCAAGATCTATTTCAGATTCATCTACATAGCGATTTAATATGGTAATTGTATTTTCTTCTTCACTTATAGCAAATTCTTCATTTTCTTGCAACTGAAAGTTTTCAATTATTTTAAGATCCTGAACACCACTGGAATAAAGTTTATCTATAAATCTCTCAAAGTTTCTACTGTTCGTTTTTTGGCGAACAATTACTTTTACAATCTTATTGTCATACTCTGTAAAATCAAATAGTTGATGTGGGGTATCTTCATAATATATGTTATAAAATAGTCTATATGGATTATTTATTGGAGTATGAGTTAAAGTCTCTGTATCGAATATATGAAAACCTCTAGGATCATTTACATCGTTCCAGAACATCTCATATGGATTACCTAAGTAATATATCTTTCCATCATTTGATCTAGTATGAAAATGTCCAGAATATACTCTACTAAAATTCTCAAAGACATCGACTTCCATACCACTTTCCATAATATGACCACGAGTTGCTTGGAAACCATTCATCTCTAAATGTCCCATAGCAACTTTTGATTTACAAGTTTTGATTAAATTCTTTGTACTCTCATAGTTCTCTGAATTAATCCAAGGTAGTAGTAATATATCCAATCCATCTAAATTTATCTCAGCAGGTTCAGAATATGTTGTTATATTTGAGTAATCATTTAATAATAACTCTGGAGAGTTTACATAATTAGTATCTTTATAATAACAATCATGATTACCAATAATAGCGTGTAACCTATATTTCTTCATTGGTTCAAAGACTACTTTCTTTGACCACTCTAAACTTTGGAGATCGATTGCCTTTCGACTATCAAATATATCTCCCATATGAATCACAGTGTCTATATTATGCTCTTCTAAAGACGGAAAGAAGACATTCTTATAGAACTTCTCAAAGTAATCGTGTATGTGTTTAGAACCCTTCCTAGCACCGTAATGGGTATCTGTTATAATGGCAACCTTCATCTATTTGTCTTATAAACAATGTTATCTTTAATTGTATTATAATCAGAACTACTG